GTTGAGGAAAAAATAAAACTCTCGGATGGTAGGACAGATGAAAAACTGACAAAATACTACACAAAAGAAGAGACGAAATCAGCACTCGACATGACGGCAGAAAGCATCAATCTTAAAGTATCAAAGACCTACGCAACGCAGACGACCGTAACAGAAAAATATAACAGTGCAGTAAAAGCAGGACAGACGGCAGCGAATACAGCAGAAGAGAATGCAAAAAATGCAATGTATGAGAAACTGACGGAGTATTCCACGACAGAGGAAATGAAGTCAGCTATTGACTTGACAGCAGAAAATATCAACTTGTCGGTATCAAAGACCTATGCGACGCAGACGACCGTAACAGAAAAATATAACAGTGCGGTAAAAGCAGGACAGACGGCAGCGGATACAGCTGAAACAAACGCAAAGAATGCAATGTATGAAAAATTGACAGAGTATTCCACGACGGAGGAAATGAAATCTGCGATTGATCTCAAGATGGATGCGATCACATTATCGGTATCCAAAACCTACGCAACAAATACATCGGTAACAGAGAAATATAACAGTGCAATAACGGCAGGACAGAATGCAGCTAATGCAGCGGAAAAGAATGCGACAGCAGCAGGACAAACAGCAGCGGACGCAGCAGAAAAGAATGCAAAAGATGCGTTGTATGAAAAACTGACAGAGTATTCCACGACCGAACAGATGAACTCTGCAATAGATTTGAAACTGGATGAAATCAGTCTGTCGGTATCTAAGACATATGCGACACAATCATCGGTTACAGAAAAATATAACAAAGCAAAAACGTATGCAATGAATGTTGCGGATGCAGCAGAAGAGAACGCAATTGCAGACACGGTAAAGAAGTTGAAAAGTTATTCCACGACCGAAGAGATGAACTCTGCAATAGATTTGAAACTGGACGAAATCAATTTGTCGGTATCAAAGACCTATGCAACGCAAACGACCGTAACGGAGAAATATAACAGTGCGGTAAAAGCAGGACAGACGGCAGCAAATACAGCAGAAAAGAATGCGAATGCAGCAACAGACAGGAAGTTGCAGGAGTATTCAACAACGGAGGAAATGAACTCTGCAATCAAACTCAAAGCAGACAGCATAACGACAGAGGTTAACAAGAAAGTGGATAGTTCCGAATTTGGAACGAAGATTACACAAAATGCGTACAGCGTGAGAGTGGCATGGAACAACAATAGCAATTATATCCAGCTAGAATCCGGGAAAATTGCCATATATAACGGAGAGGTAACAAAAAATCAAAAAAGAGCCGTATTTGACCAAAACGGAAATCATTTTTACCGTGATGGATATTATGTGGGGAAAATAGGAACAAACTACTGGTCTGATAACGAGACACACAAAGGACTTGTATTTGATTTGGATGTACAAGGAAAATATATGGCATTTGCACAGAAAGCGAGTTCGTCATCTACCGGATACAATACAATGTTGTGCTTTTCAAGAGCGAACAGCCTATATGGTACATACGGTGTACACATGGGGTGCGATTTGGACATGCACAACTACAAGTTGAAAAATGTATCGTGGGAAAAGGGTGGAATAACAGGAACATTGAATTTCGTGAAAGTCGTGTCAATGGACAGCGATGGAACTGTGAACACATGGACAAATGGCTGTAAATTACAGTTTGAGAATGGGATTCTGATAGCCGGAACATGGTAGGAGGTTGCAATTTGGAAGAAATAAAGTTGATTGTCGAAGAGGCAGAA